GATTTGACTTAGTACATCTGTGTAATTGTCCGTTAGAGTTGGTTTACTATGATCTGCCATATTTTCTTTCTTCTTTTATTTGTCAAACAAGATAGGCCCGGTTATGAGCCTATCTATTCGCTTAATACCCTGTGATTTGCAGCGAGACTTGAGTACTGACCCTACCTGTGCTATTAAACACGTACACCCTACATGATTGCGGATACGCCAAACAAGCACCTGTGCTGTCGGCTGCTATTAATGCAACGCTGAAAGTATTGGTTGTATGCGATGTAATTGTGTATACACCGAGAACACCAGTACCCGAACTAAATGCAAGTCGAATATCTTGTCCGGTAATGAAGCCATGTCCGTTGTAAGTTATGGTACACACATTAGAACTGATAGCGTAAGTTGCACTAAGCACAGCATTTTGGAAATCACGAACTACTGTTAAAGCAGTAGTCCCCTGAACTCCCGGAGTGATACTCTCCACGGCAATGAACTCTTTTGTAAAGTTAACGATAGTACCAAGCACATCAGTAGCTAACGCATTGATTGTAAAACTATCATTTTTCTTCTTGGCGTCTAGTAGTACATTGATTGCAGTTAATTTATACAAATCAGTGGCAGGGCTTGCTGTTGCAGTTACCCTTACCTTGATGTACCTAAAATTAGTTGCAAAGATACTTGCTGCACCTACGTAAGTTGTGTAAGTTGTACCATCTACACTAAGTGCTACTGTTGAAGTAATGTCAGGACTACCAAAAGAAGTTCCAGTAATATTTACAGAAACCTTACTACTTGATAGAATCGTTCCGTAATCAAAGACCTCTTCATAGTAACCAGCAACAGAATTAGCAGGTTGTGCATAGATTGGGTATCCAGCATTGATCTGATTCTGTGCGGTAGTCCAGCTATTTGTTGTGAAGTGCTGTTGCCAAGTTTCAGTAGTCTTAAGTGGCATCACAACTTCACCATTCTCAGATACAGCATTGACTTTTGTACCTAGATCAAAATTAGCTGAAAATTCACCATAGAATTCAAAGTCAGGTGGTTCTGACACTTGTGTAGTCAGACTAATAGGGGCACTCTGATTCCCATCAGTATCTACAGCAGCAATCCAGTAAGTAAACGTACCAGATTTCAACTCATCAATGGATGTAAATTCAGTCTTGATTTCACCAATACTTTCTGCACCAGCCCAAGTTGCACCCTTCTTGATCAACGTATGATCAATAGGTAGCGTGGTCTTGTCAGGGTTAATCCAGAACAGCATTACAGTGTTGTCAATAACTTGACTTCTGTAACCAGTCGGGGAGTTAGGTGCTAGTTTAGTTATGTTGGTAGCAGTACCGCTTGACTTGTTACCGTTAATATCAACTGCACGTAAGGTAAATAAACGGTTACCTAGCCAGTTAGCTGGAAGTGTAATCACATCTGCCTTAACTTGTTTGACAACACTGTTGTATTCAACTTCGTAGTAATCAACAAGGAAAGTTGTGCTAGGTTGTACCCAATCCAAAGTAACAGTGGCAGCAGTCAACGCTGTGTCTTCAAACAACGCTTGCACAGCACCGATATTAGCAACTACCGGATAAGTCCAAATAACGCTAGTAACGGAACCGCTATAATTACCAAAGTAATCATAAGCCACAATGTAATATGTCTTGGATAAACCAGAACCAGTTGGTGCAGCCGCTAAACAATCTAATGCGTCACCGTTAAATATCAATCCAGAAGATGTACCTAGTAGTAAATTCTCACGAACTTCATAACCCTTAATGTCAGGTTCTGGATTTGCTGCCCATTGCAACTTAACCTTACCAGTGGTGTAGTCAGCAGTTGCTGTAAATGCTGTAACAGCACCGGGTTGTGAAGTTTTACCAATAACTTTGTGGTTAAACCAATTAGTCCACTGTCCCACCCTACCGTCACTACTGATATAACGAAGCCTGATCTTGTAAGTCTCACCTTCAATAACGTCAGGGATATTAACACTACCTTTGATGTAATCTGAGCTAACTGACCTTCTTGTGGTACTGTCAATACTTGCTGAAATATCATATTCAGCTAGGACTTGTACAGTATTAGCTGGAAGATTACTTGCATTGGTATATGATGCATTAATGTTGTACCGGAACACACCTTTGCTAATTATATCCATCACGGACTCATCAGACAAACAGAATGTGATCGTAGGCTTTTTATCCCCAAAAGCATTGAACTGTATCTTGCTTGGTAGGGTGATCTGGCTTTCAAATACAGTGCTTGCTGTCAAAGATTGGTAGTCATTAAAAATGTTATACGTATCCGTAACACCATAGTCAGTCAATGTCAATCTCGCCGAAGAACTTGATGTAGGTTCAACTGAGATAACAATCAAATCCTGACCCTCTTGTTGGTTTTCACCAAACATGAATAAGTCACCAGCATCGGCATCGGCTTGCGTAATACTTGCTACCAATGTAACTTGCTTATAGTAACCATCGGCAACAGGTGTAACAACTGCACGGGTTGTACTTGAACCCGTTTTGCTCCTGAATCGCAGTATGTAGTTCTTGCCTACCTGCATTGGTACTTCTTCATCCAAGATAAGCACGGTATTACTAACCCGTTCACGGATACGACCGCTACCAAGACCCCACATAGGTACGTCATGCATAACCTTCACTCTGTCACCACGGTTTGCAACAATGTATTCTAAGTCAGCATTTAGGGAATAAACTTCTGGCCTAAGTTTGACTTGAGCCATGTGCCATCTTGCATGATCAATAACCAGTGACGATTTTGTTACACCGGGTAATGTAATGTTTTCAAATAACGAAGCATTTGCCTCACCGTACCCAACGTCATAAACAATAGTTTCATCCTCTTGATAACCCTTATCTTGGTTGTAGAAGTTAACTCTCAAACCATGCGGAATGTCTGGCAGGTTCTTGACGCCTTCAAAACCCCAACTGTTGTGCGGGGTAAACATTTGAACAATCTGCGACTTAGGTTCATCAATCGTAACAGACCATTTACCATCTTTTAGTGAAGGACTTGCACGACCAGCAGAGCATATGTCGCGGATAACATCTAATATACTTCGTTTCGTTGCCAATATTGCGTTGTACTCAAAACCCTTGGTTACGCAGTAATTGTAAAAGTAACCCATTTCAGCTAAGTTGATATTATTCAGTGTCTTCCGTCTAGGGTTAGCTGGATGAGTAAGCACATAAATCATTAGTGATGCAGGATTACTTGTTGGGGCAGTTGTATTCCAATCTGCACCATTCCAAATAGGGGCAATTGTTTGTACAATTGCATTGAAACCCTCGACACTACCATTCAACTGATCTGACGCCTTGATCTTAATTGCAGTCTTAGCAATCTTGCAGTTCAAAGGGTCAATTGCAGGTGTAGTGTTAGTGACAAAGGATACATTATGCAGTACTGAGGTGTGGTAATAGCGCCAGTCTGGATTGTCTTCTACGTTATCACCTGTTTCTCTACGGACACGAATGAATTTAAAGGCATTATCAGCTAATGCGGTTGTGCCAAATCTACTGTAAGTCTTGGTGGTTGTAAAACCATCTTTTTTTGCAACAGGTTCTTCAATTAGTTGATTTTCAATAATTGGTGTAGTGCTCAACACGTTTCCGTCAGGGTAGTACGGATCAACTTCAGTCTTATAACCAACTACAACATCTGCAAAACGGAAAACAGTCGGGGAGGCATTGAAAGCATCGACCAATGTCCAGTTAGTACCATCACTACTCCTCTCAACACGTATCATGCAATTTACACCAGAAATACTACCAGCGTTATCACCTTTTGCTTTAATCCTACGTAAACCTTGAGGGAAATGCAATGCAAGGCTAACAGTATCAACTGCTTGGTCTGTACTGGCTTCTGTCCAAGCACCGGGGGTTACCTGTGTTTCAGGGTTCCCCTCACAAACTAACTCTTGGTTAATTACCACTTGGTCAACATCTTTACCGTAGATTGCATCAAACTTTGATTTTAATACTTCACTTGGTTCTGTCTTGCGGTCAAACGTAATTATTTCTTTATCATCAAAGTTAGATACAGGTACGTCACCGAACTTATAAGTACTTTCCGTAATCTCTAATGGGCCGTAACCCCAATACAACAACATACTCAGGTAGCTATCTCTTTCATTCTCAAACGAAAGATAGTTCTTGCTACCAAGCTGTGCCGTCATTCTAACCTTACCAAGTACAACAGGTATTGCACCGTATGGGTTAACTTGGTTTTGAGCACCATCAACCATTAGTTGACGCTCAGAGCTTCCGGGGTCATTTGGGCCTGCTGGTGGACGTATTGGTGCTATCTTGTCAATCAAGGCCATACCAGCAGCCGTAATCGCAGCAGTAGCACCGTAGTATGCGAGAGTAGTTCCAAATGTAACACTTGTTCCCATAGTCGCTGCCCACGCCGCTGTTGATGTATACCCTGTCAAAGCACCAGCTGCATATGGAGCAAACAAGACAACTGCCAACACAGCCAGTAATCTGAATGTACCATTATTACCCGGCAATGTCCTATAGGTAACTAAGTCGCCTTTCCTAATATTGTACTCATCCCAAAATTGTTGTGCAATAGGGATACCATTTACTGCAATGTAGATACTTGATTTAAGTTCTTCTGGTACGTTGTATTGCTTGCCAATGTTCTGCACCACTTGTGAAATACTACTACCATCTGGAATTGCTATCGTGTACGTTTCTGTCTTTAAGGGGTGCGGGATGGCCGTCAGATTAGCAGATGCCTTTTCTACGTATTTAAAGTACCCTACAATGCGTTTATTCCATCGGCTAGTGGTGAGGGGTTCAATTACACTATCCATGCCTTCACGAACGTGCAAGAAGGCTTCTTGAGACACTGCAATACCAACGTGGCTTTCGTAGCCCATGATGCTGAACAAAACAACTGCACCAGCTTCCGGTTTGTCAACCTTTTCCCAACCTTCTTTATATTGCAAAACAAGTTCTTGCAACCTATGTCTATCATCGGCCTCGTATTCATTAGCAAAGCAAGGAAGGTCAACACCGAACTGTTCTTTTTGCACTAATCGAACCAAGCCATAGCAATCAATACCCGCTCTATCTCTACCCTTGGGTTTATATGGTAGGCCAATGTATTTGTTAAAGTCCAGTTCTGTTATTTGCATTTTCTTCTTTCTTATTCTTGTTATCAGAACATCCCCGGATTGAATTGCGGTGTGTAGCTATACATTGGGAAAGGTTCACGGTCTAGTGATACCATTGTTAGTTCTGCTGTTACTTGTTCTGCTGTATAAACAAAGTTTCTGATTTCAAAATCTTCAAGTAAGATTTCTACAGTATCAGGGGATTTGTTAAGTACCAGTTCAATTTTAACTTCAACTGGTTTTGTAATTGTCCTAATAATTGGAGTTAGATACCTTGTTACATCGTGCATCACTACACTGCACCGTGGAGCGTTAGCTTCTTCTTCTGAAGGCAGGGTAATTTCAAACGGAAGGAATGTATAATCAATTCCCCTGCTTGTGACACCGTATAAAACTTCATCAGCCGTTTCACTAATTCGCTTTGTGTAGCTGTTAGCAAGTCTAGCCAATACAGTAGTACCATTATTTTCATAAAATGTTAACAAGGTAATTAAGTCAGCATCAGAATCGGGACTGAACATCTGCTTAATTGCTTCAGGTGACATGGAGGTCAAGCGACTCATGGCAGCACCTCAAACTGCATTTGAACTGAAAACCAATTGAAGGTGATAGGTTGTAACGTATACATTTGTCCATCTTGCTGTGGAACAATCCTAACCTCTTGGATAACTTGTTTTATTGGGTGATTGAACCCAAACCTAGCTGTTCCCCTGATTGTGTTTTCAATGAAGTTATCCAGTGTTGCAACTTGAGTTGCTGTCATAAAGAATGAAACTTGCATTGTCCTAGGTCTTGCAGCACGTCTACGCATTTTGGCAGGGCCAGAATCCATAGGACTACGGATAATAGATACACCGTTGGTTTCACTAAAACTGTCTAGCTGCGGGAGTTGTGGCAGTGCAGTAGGCCATAGGTACGAATACCCCATAGTATTTCCTTTATTATGAGCAACCCGTAGGGTTAGTACGGGTTGTAATTTTTATCGTTGAATTAATGCAGGGCGCATACCAAAGGTGCTACCAATACCACGTTGTACAGCACTACCGCTGCGTTGCACTTCACCAGCAGTCATGTCACCCACGAGTACTTCAACCTTGCGGTTTCCACGACTATCAACGCTTTCTTTCTGTGTAACTTGCGAGGAACTGTTGTTGATGATGTTAACTTGTACGTTAGCTGACATACCTTGACCCTTGGTGTGGTCAATGACAGTTTCGTTAGGGTGCAATATTGCTAAACCACCACCTTTACCATCAATACCACCAATACGCATACCGTTTCCAGTAAAACCACCACCATCAGCACTGAAAATATCTGAATTACTGATAGACGTATTAAGTGCTTCATTGTCGATAGCTGCACTGATTGCTCCACCAGAACTAGCGCTAAAGAAAGAAGCGCCTGCTTTAAGCAGTGACCCCAAGAAACCTTCTTTTGAACCACCACCAGCACCTTCATACATCTTCATCATTTGAAGTCGCATTTCAAGTTTAACCAAGTCAAGCAACATGCTTTCAATCATGTCACCAAAACTTGCTTTACCAGTCAGTGCAAAGTCAACTAACTTGTCACCCATGCTCTCAAAACCTCGCTTAACAACTTCATCAAAGTTCTTCTGTCTAATTACCATATCAGACATTGCGTAGATTTCTTTGTCGTACCTGTCTTTGGCTAACTGATCCAGTGCATCGTATTTTTCTATTGCACGTTTCATTTCAGCCGCATAAGCTGCTTTATCTTCTATCTGGTAGTTTCTATTAACTTCAGAGATGTACTCAGCTTTGTTCCTAGCTAGTTGCTTTTCATAATCATACTTTGATTGAATTTCCGTAGCTGCACGGCCTGACATACCTGCTTGACTGCGTTCAAAAGCAATATCTTCACGTTGTCCAGCAATTTCACGAAGTTCTTTAGCATGAGCCAAGGCTTTGTTGCTTTCAACAACAGCTTTTGCTTTCAAGATATAGGCATCCGCCTCGGCCTTAAGTTGCTTTTGCTTTTCAGCAGAGGCATCCTTAAACTGCTTATCGTTTTGCAAGTCCAACCAGCTTTTCTCAATAGGAAGCAACTGTTTTATTGCACCTACTGTATCCCGATATGCATCTGATAATTGCTCTTGGACATATGTTTCTGCTGTCTTATCAGCTACGACTTGTTTTGATTGTGCAAACTCCTTCATGCGCAAAGCAGCAAGTGCTTCAACTTCTTTGATAAAAGCAGGGGACGCTTTCTTACCGGCAGAACTATTCTTCCACTCAGCAAGTTTAGCTTCAATTTCGTTGTACTCTTTTGCAGCCGATGTTACTTTACTATAAGCAGCTTCAATCTGGTCAAGGATACTTTCTTTAGCTCTCAATTGCTTGTTAGCTTCTTTACCTGCTTCTTTATCAGTAAAGATTTTCTTGAAATTTTCGTTGTAGGCTGCTTCAGACATTGGTTTATCTGTCTTGGAAAGTCTTTCTCTAGCAGCTTTAAGTTCTTCTAACTTAATCGCTTGCTGTTCTTCCTTGGACAGATATTGCAGTCTTAGCTTCCGATTTTCCTCTTCTTCTTTTTCTTCTCTGCTCTTTCGTTGGGCACTGGAAATCTCAGCATCCTCTGCCTTTTTCAACAATCTGATCTGCTCTTTAATAGAAGATTGTTCTGCTTCTGTATCT